CCTCTGGGCTTGTGTTCTTTTCATTTGTGGATTCTCATATGGCTAAGTCTCCTGCATGGCAGCGTAAGGAAGGCAAGAACCCTGCTGGTGGCTTGAATGCCAAAGGTAGGGCTTCAGCCAAGGCTGCAGGTATGAATCTCAAACCTCCTGCACCTAATCCTAAGACTGATGAGGCTAAGGGTAGGCGGAAGAGTTTCTGTGCTCGTATGCAGGGCATGAAGAAGAAGCTGACTAGCTCCAAGACTGCCAATGATCCCAACTCTCGTATCAACAAATCGCTTAGAGCGTGGAACTGCTGATGTCACGTACTAATCCTGAACTGTGGGAGAAGGCTAAAGCTGCAGCTAAGGCCAAGATGGGCGGCAAGCACTCAGCCAGAGCCATGCAGCTTGCAGGTAAAATCTATCGTGAAAGAGGTGGCAGCTACAGTGGCCCCAAAAGTGAAGGCCAAAAGAGCCTCAGCAAATGGTCTAAGGAAGAATGGGGCACTAAGAGTGGTAAACCTTCTACTGTAGGCAAAGGTGCCACAGGTGAACGCTACCTCCCCAAAGCTGCACGTGAAGCCTTGACTCCTGCTGAGTATGCTGCTACCACTCGTGCCAAGAGAGAAGGCACCAAATCTGGTAAACAATTCGTGAAGCAGCCTAAACGTATAGCTGAAAAGACTGCAAAGTATCGCTGATATGCCCCGTAACCTACGTTCAGAATACGATAACTACCACTCCTCTGAGGAGCAGAAGCGTAAACGTGCCTCACGTAACGCTGCTCGTCGTGAAATGGAGCGCAAAGGTCGTGTCAGCAAGGGTGATGGCAAGGACGTTGACCACTCAAATGGCAATCCTAAGGACAACAGCCCCGCTAATCTGCGTGTTAAAGCCAAAAGCAGCAACAGATCGTTCCCCCGTAATGCCAAAGCAGGGAAGAAATAGCGGATGTGGGTGCTTGTGATGCTGGTTTGTACCTCCATTGCTGCACCTTCGTGTCATCCGCACATCTATAACCCCAGTTTCTTTGAAGATTCTGCGCCTTGTCTAGCCGAAGGTGCCTCAATGCAGGCAACTTTAGCTGAAAGTGGCTTAGCTTCAGCCGCATACTGCTTCGATATTACCGAAATAGGTAAATCTGGGGCTGAAAAGCCTAATTTGTAGTCTATTTTATCGTAAAGGGTAACAAAATGCCACTCACTAAGAAGGGCGAAAAGATAAAGGCTGCTATGAAGAAGCAGTATGGGGGCAAGAAGGGTGAACAAGTCTTCTACGCCACTGAGAATAAAGGTAAGATCAAAGGTGTAGTCAAGAAAGGTAAATGACATGAAACCTGTTCCTATGGAAAATAAAGGTCTAGCCAAGCTGCCCAAAGATGTTCGTAACAAGATGGGCTACATGGCTAAAGGTGGTATGATGAAAGGCTACATGGGCGGCGGCATGACTAAGCGCAGCGGCTACGCCAAAGGTGGCATGGCTAATTGCGGTGCTTCCATGAAGCCCAATGGCGCAGCACGGGGTAAGTGAGATGGCTAAGTATGACGACATGAGCTTCAGTAAGGCTTTTGCTGCTGCCCGTAAAGAAATGGGCAAAGGCAAGACGTTTACATGGAAGGGTAAGTCTTACACCACTGATCTTAAAGAAGAGGCTGCAGCTAAGAAGCCTAAGAGTAAGGGTGTGCCTGTTCCGCCGCCTCGTCCTACTACTGGCACACTCATTGGTGGTGAGCCTATTGCTGAAATGAAGCCGTCGTCTACTAAGTCGCAGCGTACTATGTCGATGCGTAGCCGCAACAAGATCACTGAGACTAATCTTGACAAGAAGTCTAGCGGTCGTGGCAGCGGCGAAGGTGAAGCCTTCACTCGTCGTATGCAGGCTGCCGTTGATCGTGCTAAATCCAAGTCGCCCAAAGACTACACCTATGAGCAGTGGAAGGGCATGACTCGTGCTGAGCGTAAGGCTGCAGGGCTGCCTGTCTCCGTGATTGGTGGTGAGATGGGCTTCAAGCGTTTCCGTACTGGCCTCACTGGCCGTGAATACACTATGTCTGGTAAATAAGGATAACAACTATGGCTAAAGCTCCCATGTTCAAACCCTGTGCTAAATGCCCCAACCCTGCCAAGTGCAAGGCTGCAGGCAAGTGTCTCGCTAAAGCTAAAAAATAAGGTAGACTCATGTATTTCAGCACACACAAGAAGCAGCTTCGTGCTGCAGGATTCGCTATTATCGACAACAATGTAGTGGATGAAAACAACTTCATTGTGGCAGGCATTGGCCCCTATAGCGATGTGTGGAGCAAGAGTGAAGCAGTAGACATCATCATGTCTCTGCCGCCTGATGATGAAGAAGTTCTTGTCCGCGCTCGTGATGAAAAGGGTGCATTCATTCCTGATGATCCTGCTACCCCTGATGTCAATGAAGCATGGGTTAAGAAGGTTGCCAAGAAAGTTAGCCGCAAAAAATGAGCCTAACGTCTTATCCTAAGTATACCTACATTGCTGAAGGGGATGGTAACGTAAATCTATACGGTACCGCCCTTGACGCATTTGGGCGTATTCGGATGAGTGAACCGTTCACTATCTTCGACAGCCAAAATCGCTATGCTAAAGATAGTCAGTTTGATGAGTCACTGACTGGCAGTGCTACAGCTACACATGCAGCCAATGAAGGTGTAGTAAACATGGCTGTAACTACTGCCAGTGGCGATAAGGTTATACGGCAAACTAAACGTAGGTTTCCGTATCAGCCCGGAAAGTCGCTGTTTGTGATGGCTACATTCGTAATGGCTCCTGCAGCAAGTGAGCTACGGCAACGTGTAGGCTACTTTGATACAGACAATGGCGTGTTCCTGCAACTGGATGACACAGAACTCAGCTTTGTGCTTAGATCGTATGTGACAGGCTCTGTGTCTGACACACGTAAGGTCGCTAAGTCTAGCTGGAATGTAGACAAGTTTGATGGCACTGGACCATCTAAGTTGACACTTGATATCACAAAAGCACAGATAGTGTTCTTTGACTTTGAGTGGCTCGGTGTAGGCTCAGTGCGCTGTGGCTTTGTCATCAACGGCAAGCTGCATCTAGCTCACATCTTCCACAATGCCAACTCGATATCTACGACCTACATGACTACAGCCATCCTACCTGTACGCTATGAGATTGAAGCTAAGGCTGCACTGTCTGCTTCTGCTACAATGAAACAAATTTGTTCTACTGTAATTTCAGAAGGTGGGTATCAACAAAAGACTGCGCTGCATTGGGCACGTAGAACTACGAATACTACACTCAGCACTTCGTTTGAGCCTCTTGTAAGCATCAAATTGAATGCGAGTAGACTCGGTGCTGTAGTATTGCCTGCAAGTTTTGCTGTTCTGCCGCAGACTTCTCCTGCAGACTATGAAGTGGCTTTGATTAAGAATGCCACACTCACTAGTGCATCATATAGTGCAAGCCCATCGCCTAACGTAGACTTTGACGTAGCGGCTACTGCACTAAGCGGTGGCACTATCGTTGATGTAGTCTATGTGTCTTCATCTAACCAATCAGGTGGTAGCCTTGAGCAGGCGGTAGACTACAACTTCGATCTGCAACTGGGTGTGACCATAGGCGGCACAAGTGATGTCTACACTCTTGCAGCAAGGGGCCTCAGTGGCACACCAGATATGATTGGCGCTCTTTCATTTTGGGATTTGACTGACTGATGCAACCTAATCGTAAAAAGCGCACAGTGGCTAAAGAGTTGACGCAGTCAAACTCCGATATTTACACATGTCCAGATAGGTATGATGGCGATGTTAACAGCATCATTGTCTCTAATGCTACCGCTAATGTTGTCACTGTCAGCCTCGATTGGTATGATTCTGTGGCTACTACCTATTACACTATTATGGAACAAGTTGAACTCAAGCCTTACTCGCTTGTTCAGCTAACTGAGTTTCCACTTTACTTGCATAAACAAGACAAAATTCGTGGTCTAGCAAGCGCCACATCATCTGTAACTGTAACTGTAGCAGTCGAAGAGCATTTCAATGGGACTGCAGCCTAAAGGAGGCTTGTATGGACCCTATCTCTATTATTGCTGCAGCCACGACTGCCTTCAATGCAATCAAGAAAGGCATTGAAATTGGCAGAGAGATACAAGATATGGGTAGCCAGCTATCTCAATGGGCTACCGCTATTAGTGATCTTGAGTTCATTGAACGAAGAGTCCAAAGCCCTCCGTGGTACAAAGCGTTTAGTTCTAGTATACAAGCAGAAGCTGTAGAGATATTTGCTGCAAAGCATAAAGCTCAAGCTATGCGTGATGAACTGAAGCAGTACATACAGTTTTCGCATGGGCAATCTGCGTGGAATGAGTTGCTATCTATTGAAGCTAAGATTCGTGTTCAAAGGCAGGAGCACGAGTATCGCAAGCAAGAGATAAAAGAGAACATCATCTCTGGCATACTGCTGTTCTTGAGCATCACAAGCATTACCGCCATGTTGACACTGTTTGCGTGGCTTTACTATTCATATCAGATGTGATACTATGGTAATAGATTTTGACGTAGACAAG